AATTCAGAAATGAGTTGATTATATCGCGGTGTGGAGCAGTTGGTAGCTCGCCAGGCTCATAACCTGGAGGTCGCATGTTCGAGTCCTGCCGCCGCAACAATGATCGGGTAAGAAGTTGGTCAACAACATCTTATCCGATTTCCCGTTTTAGAGACGGTACCTTTTTGAGTTTACAGATGTTTAATATCATTGGCCAGCAAAACGGACAATGAAAAAAAATGACTGCAAAAGAAATTGATTTTTTAAGTTCGCGTGAGATAGTTGGATTCACGCTCCCCGTGTTACATACTAAGGGTGGTTTCTGGTATGTAGACTTTTATGCCCGCGACCCAGTTTCCGGTACAATGAAACGCAAGAAGTATATGCTCAACAAGTACAAGTCTGACCACAAAAAACGTATGATGGGCAGCCTTCTTATTCATAATATTACCGCTAAATTGACTGCAGGCTGGAATCCCTGGGTAAGTGCGGATCAGTCACGCCAGTTTACGGAAATACCAATAATTTTTAGTAGATATAGAGATTATATTAAGTCGATGACTAATAAAAAATCGATGAAGGAAAAGACCTCTATTGACTACCTCAGTCGTCTCAAAATGCTCGAAACCTTCATCGAGGAATGCAAGGACATCAGATACGCCTACCAGATAGATCGTGCCTTCGCCATAGACTTTCTCGATCATCTTATGTATGATCGGGATGTTTCTGCTACAACCAGGAATAACTATCGTTCCTGGTTTGTCTCCTTCGGTACCTGGCTGATGGACCGCAAGTATATTTCCGAGAACCCTGCTATTGATATTCGTAATATTGCACAGGCGGATAAGTTTAGAGATCCTTTAACTTCTGGTGCTCTAAAGAGGATGAAGGATTACCTCTATGGGCATGACAAACATTTTCTTCTGGCTTGTCTGTTTGAGTATTATACTTTTATCCGTCCAAACGAGTTAACCCAGATAAAGATTGGCGATGTTTCTATCAAGGATCAGACCGTCTTTATCAGCTCTGCCATCAGTAAGAACCGCAAAGATGGCATGGTCGCTCTTAACGACGAAATACTGAAGTTGATGATAGAGCTGAAGATCTTCGAACATCCTAGCCATTGCTATATTTTCGGTAAGAGTCTGAAGCCAGGTGAAAAGCGGGCTGCCTATAATCAGCTGAGAGTAGAATGGGGCAAAATGCGTGATGCCATAGGTTTTCCTAAGGAATATCAGTTCTACAGTCTGAAAGATACTGGCATCAGAGATTTGGCCAATGCTCAGGGTATCGTTGTGGCCAAGGAGCAAGCTCGCCACTCAGATATATCTGTAACAAACCGGTATATCAAGAATCAGATGAAAGTAAACGAGGAGACCAAGCACTTTAAAGGTGGACTTTAGTCTCCTCGAAGATTACGACATCATATAAAAGTAGCCAACGTAGATTGGTTCAATCTGGTCATCCTTGACTTCCATCTCAATCTTTTCGCATACGAATTTCTTGTTATGTATAATGTAGGTATTGGAAGGGTCAGGGATGACTTCACTCTTGAACTTCACCTGCAGACAGTTCTTATTGTCTATCTTAAAACCGTTATCATGTAAGTTTCCTAGAATTGTTACGTAGGGGTCCAGTTTATTCCTAGTACAGAGTGATAACGAGAAGAAAACATCATCAAAAAGGGATGATCCCAGTCTGTATCCCGGATTGATACGGTAGTCGGTTAGAAACTGTGGCCATCTTGATTTTTCCCCTACCCAAGAGTATTTTGCTGTTGGGTTATCAGTTGATTGTACTCTTCCTGGGAGAATGAAAAATACATTCATGCATTCCTGCTCATCTTCAGATTTATCGAGCGTTGATTCATCATCGAGCGCATCCTGCACGGAGGTATAACTGTAGCCATCTTCGTCAATATCGGACTCCTTGGAATTTGACTCCTTGTTATTTGGTATGGACAGAAGGCATCGTTTCTCGTAGTAGTCTTTTTCGCCCATTAGTGCGGTTTTGAAATTGATATTTTCTACTACTTGTGCAGCTGGGGATATGTTCAGATCGACATAGTCGTCTGAAGATTTGTCCCGGATGAGCGGCGACCAGCAGCCTGCAAGCTGCCAGTTTTTGTTTCCATTTTCATCTTCTACATATATATAGTAGCTACCGTAATACTCGATAATGGTTTGCCGTTTCCGCTTTTCAGACCATAATAGTGTTGTGGACGCAAACTGCTTGTCTGGTCCAGACAGCTCTTCACTATGGGTAATTTCGAAGTTTTCAAAGACCTTTTTTGAAATAACATCATAGTTGTCTCTATTGGCGGAATCTCCCAGATTGTATTCCAGGTTTGCTGTAGATGATGTAGAGAAGGAGCCATCCTCATCGTAGTCAGTGGTGTATTCGTCTAAAGACTTAATCTCTACGGAATCTGCGGTTGTCAACTCTGAAGCATTGATAACTGAACAAGTCTTCTTAATATCATTAAAAACAATGGTGGCATTGAAGAGTTTTCTGAATTCCTCAATAAAGGTATAGCTTGACCAATGAGGAAGTGCTCTGCGTAGTTCACGAGTCTTGTAGGCCGAAGCGATATACAGGAGGTTCCATGGTTTGCAATCGAAGTCATTGCGCTTGAGGGTATATCCTTCATATTCTACTACTTTGCGGAAGATATACATTAAATTGGGCTGAACAGCTAGATTCGAAATAAATGGTGCATTCTCGCCGATAAATTGCTTAGTTTTATCTACTCCGACGAAATTAGCGATAATATCGCTTGTTTCGTCCCGTACAGGCATGAAGCACCATTTTCCCTCCACTCCTAGAAACTTAGACTTGTCTTCATCCAATCTATAGATATCAGTAATCTGTCGAAGGCCTTTAAATCCCTGAGACCAGCCCTTATTAATATCGTGTCCCGGCTTATCGGCTGTGCCAAACGGAATCTCATCGATGTAATGCTTGGTCATGCGGTCATTAAACTTGATGCGCGACTTTCCGCCAACAATCTGCAGCTTTATCTCTGATTCCGTCACACTGATGATGGTTCCTACGCCCGATAGGATCAGGCGACCGCTTACGTACAACTTGCAATCATCAAACTTCTGGGTGACTTTAGATACATCAAATCGGCTCACATTGTGGAAAACTCTGCGGTTATCCATAATCGACATAGGGAAGTTGATGTCGTACGAATATTCCCCATCATCCGTGACGTACTGATTGGCGTATGTCAGCTTGATGGATTGGCTGGCAGCCGGATAGGCCGCCATACCATTAATAACACATGTAATCATAGACTATTTGTTTGTTTTCATTTTCTGATATTGACTCCATTTGCGGTCGAAACCATCTGGACCCGTAATGACCACGTATGATTTGATGCCCAGGTTGAGCTGCTCATTGAGCCTTTCAATGGTTGAACTCACGTTATCGAGAGATGCACCTACCTGTTCGTTGTCTGCATTGACATTGACAACAGGTGCAACAACGGCGGCGCTGCCAGTTCCCATGGCACGACTTACGTCTTGGGCTGTGAGCGATGCCACGGTATTATTGCGCTGTGCTGCATCGATGAGCTGAAGGGCAGGAAGGAGCTGAGGATTGTTCACAGCGTTATGGTTTGCCACGAACTCGCCAGCATGAACCACGCCAGCTTCCTTTTTCCAATGACCAGGACCCGTAAAACCACCCTCGTAATATCCGGCTGCCTCTGCCTGATGCTGCTTCTTAATGGTTGCTATCTGAAGCATACCGGCAGCTGTGGCGAGTCCGGCAGCTACAGGAGCGATGATATAGCCCACGGTAGGGATAGCTGCTGCTGAAGAGTAGGCATTGATTGCCGACATGGCGGTAGAAGCGACTGCTTGGGCTATCTCTATCTTCATCGCTTTTTTGTTAGCTTTAGTTTTTGCAGCAGATATCTCCTTGTCTCGTTTCGCTTCCAGACGCTTCTTCCTGGCTGAATTATTACCTGCAGCGGAAATCTGCTTATCGTAGTTCGCCTGAATCTTGGCAACTTCCAAGTCTGAGCACGCCTGAGAGTAGGCCGAAGCTGCTCCCATCATGCTGCTGATACTACTGAAGGCTGCACCTGCTGTGGCTGCAATCTCCTGGTAGGTCTCTTTATACATCTGCTTCTTGGCATCCTGATATGCCTGTTCGCTGATTTTATCCTCCTCTCGAAGCTTCTGGAGATTGTCATTAACCATCTTCTGCTGCTGGATAGCAGCAATGGCGCCTCCGGTAATGGTGGCGAGATTATCAGATCCGAGCGAACCGCTACGATCATCGCTCTGCCTGGTCATCTTCTTGGCGGTATCGAGAGCGGTATTTGCATCGGACTTCGCCTGATCCTTGGCGTCCGGCTTGTAGGATGCATATTTGTTGGCGATGCCCATCTTCATGCGCTGATATTCTTCCTCGCTTACCAATTTAGCCTTGTGAACCTCATCCAGTCCTGCAAGTTCCAGCTTCATCTGCTGTTCGTTGCCGAGGGTGAGATACTCCTGCTTGAGCTGCATCAGCGTGTCATCGTATTGCTTCTGACGGTCGTACTGGTGCTGCTGCTCGCTGCGCTCAATCTCCCTGACTATCTGCCAGTACTCATCAGAGGTCTTCAGGTAGAGTGCCTGCTTCTCTTTGAGGAATGTCTGGTCGAGCTGAAAGAGGGCTTCATTGATAGCACTCTCGTTATGATAGAGGTCGGAGTCCTTGTTGTAATATTCGGCAGTGATAGCCTGTTCTGCCACTTGCCGGTCGTACTCCAGTTCCTGAAGGTCTTGTGTCTGCTTGCGCTCATAATCGGCAGAAATCTTTTCTTTCTGGGCATTCAGACGATTGTACTCTTCACTCTCAGCCTCGCCGTATTTGCGGAGGATGTCCATGCGCTGCTGAAGTCCCTGCTCCTTGATCTTTGCCATGCGGTCATTATATTCTGCCAGGCGAATCTGACCGGTATAGTAGAGGGTGGTAGCTTCCAGTAGCTGTGCCTCGGTGCTTTTATGGGCATCATCCAGCTCTTTTTTGAGGTCTGCCTTGCGCTTGATTTCTGCTTTGCGTTCTGCAGCTTCACGCTTCTTTCGCTCCTTTTCTGCAGCTTTACGCTCCTTCTCTGTTGTGTAATGACCACCAGAACCTGCAGATGGCGTTGTACCATTTCCGCTGTCTATCTTGGTATTCTTCTTTATGACAGTAGTCAAGGACTTTCTTATCTGCTTATTGTTCTTAATCGTCAGATCGAGTGCAGCTTCTTGGGCATCCAGGGTCTTTTCTTCGCTTTGAACAGCCTTGAGTCTCTTCTTGTGTATCTCCTCCTGTTTCTTGTTTAATTTAAGAGCCTCGCTATCTTTAGTGAAATATGAACTTTCAGAACCAGGGCCAAATGAAGGACGGAAAATCTTTTCCGAAGTATATCGTTCCGGATGAGCATCACGTTCTGCCTTAACTGCTTTGAGCGACCCATTGATTCTGGTTTCTCTCGTTTTCAATTCCAATCGCTTTTTGTTGATCTCAGCCTTCTTCTCGTAGATGGCTTCTGCCATTGCCGCATCGTTGAGCTTGTTGATATACTGTGTTATCACCTCTATATTATCATTATACAGCTTTCCTTCGTTGGATATGCTGGCATGATAATCTGGGATGATTTTCTGCAGGTTGGCGATGGCGGTTCTTCGCTCATCCACAGTATATGCATTGGAGTGGATGATCTTGTTGAGCATATCAATCTTGTTTCTCTCATCGATGGTTGCATCTGATACCTTTTTTGCCAGACTAGCCTGCTGTTCGGCAACTGCCTTGTTATTCTTTGCTTCCTGGGTATTATTCCGAAGTGTTTCATTATACGAAGCAAAAGCCTTCACGGTACCATAGACTGCGACTCCCACTACGGTGAGCACGGTGGCGAGTGCTGCCCATGGATTAGTGAGACTGGCTAAACGTGCCGTCCTCATCACTACAACATAACCTTGCACGCCTTTCGTCAGGAGTGCCCATGTGGCTTGCAGAGCAACCATGGCTGTGCGCAAAAGAGTTGTGGTGGCGATATAAGCCTTATCCACAGCAGCGTTTGCTGCAGCGGCTGCTGTCCTCAGCTTGATGGCGATGGTTTCCTTATACCAAAGAGCTGTGCAGACGGCGATGGCTGCACCTATCACTGCGAGCTGTTTGACGTGGGTGACCGTAAAAGTTATCAATGTTGATAACACACGTATGCCTATGCTCAGAGTAGAGATGGCGTATCTGGTTACAGGAATGAGCTGCTCACCCAGTTCTACCGTGATGTCTTCAAGACGCTTCTTTGCCTTATCGAGCTGAGCCTGCACCGTATTGTTCTGGACATTGAACTCGTTGATGACACTTGTGCCTGAAGCGTACGATTGGGTAGCGAGATCCTGTGCAGTCCTTACCTGGTCCAGGTGAGAAGCTACGGCAGAGAGAACGCCGACGGCACGAGTTCCATTCAGCTGCATCTCTTCGAACATAGGCGCCATCTCAGCGAAGCCACCCCTGGACTTCATGGCTCCCAGGAACTGCATCAGTCCCTCGTTGGCATTTGTCTTCATCAGGTTGGTGAACTTCTGCACTTCGATGCCTGCAATCTTGGCAAATTTAGCCGGCTCCTGAAACATCTTGGTGATGAGCTGAGAGAAGACGGTGGATGAAGTTGCCTCTTCCTGCATATTCTGATCGAGAGCCGAAGCAAGACCCATCAACTGCGCCTGAGTCATGCCAGCCTGGATACCTACACCGGAGAGGTCTGCCGTGAAATCAACGATATATCCTGCATTGGCTGATGAGTTCTGGGCGAGTTCATTAATGGCAGAACCGGTGGCAAGCATGGCTCCACGGAGCCCTTTCGTCTTGTCTTCCCCGAACATCTGGGCAAGCTTACCGATCTTATCGACCGCTCCCTCGCCCAGGTCATCGCCGAGAGCGACGTTAATCTTATCGGCTCCATCGACGAACTCTTCAATCATCTCCTTGCTGGTAATACCCAGGCGACCGGCAGAACCAGCCAGTTCGTTGAGCTGTTCGCGTGCTGTACGGGTATCCATGCGCTTGAAGTCTCCGTTCATCCGTCGGACCTCTTCATCGGTCTGTCCGGTATATTTGCGGACGTTGGCCATGGATTCCTCCATATCGACGTAGGCTTGGGCGCATTTCTGGATGGTATCTCGAAGCGTATTATAGCCAATGATAAACTGAGTGATAGCACCCCAGTTTGTGTTAAGTACATTTTTCAATCTACCCCATACCCCGACGGATTCTTTTGACTCATTGTTAATAGCAGCCATTTCCGACTTAACTTCTTTAAGTTTTTGCTGAAGTCTTTTCCATTCCTCGGAATTTCGCTCGACTGCTCCCGAACGCAGCTGCTTTTGAACAGCCTTCATAGTGGCAGATAGCTCTTTGTATGATGCAGAGGAAAGATTGTTGAACGTTTTATTCACTTTTTCCTGACTGGTTCTTAATGCATTGAGTGAAGCATTTATCCGTTTTATCTCTTTATCGAATGCTTGGGTATTATCTCCTTTGTTGAAAGCATCAGCCTTTTTCTGCTTGACTTGCTCCAGTTGTTTTTCGAGCAATGCAATAGTCTGTTTTGCCTGTTTATCATCAAGCAAAACGCGACCTACAAATGTTTGTGTATTGTTTGCCATAAATAATATTTTTATAGTTCTGTGCAAAGATAAGAATGACAAGAGAACTATAAAAATACCATAAAAAGCCCTCGAATGTTGCTACGTTCGAGGGCTGTGAATATCAAATAATTACTATATCTTTGTTCTTTTCTTTCTCTAGGGCTGCATAGCTTCTCAGAACCCTAGCAACTTTGTTTCTCAAATTGATGGTATTGTCGGCAAATACAAATTCTTCCTTGTCGATAACGTGATTTGATACTAGAATAGAGTATGAATTGCCCATTTTGAAGAATGAAGACAATTCGTTGTTAGGGCTATACATATCCTCTATGGTGAGCTTTGGCGCATCTTCCACACTCTTGTCAGAGTAGGAGGAAATGTGCTTGCCCATCTTGTCAAGAGCATGAAAAATGCCGAATGTGACATAAGTCATGATTACTGCAAAAATCGATATACCTAACATAATTCTAAATCTTATTATTATCTTTGTTGCAAATATAATAATAATCTTTGAAATATGCAAGTTTTTTATGTTAAATCTTTGCTTTAACCCTTATTATTTAACTACTTCCACATATCTCGAATAGTTTATCCTGGAATGCGGATTGAAGTTGACGATTTGGACCTGATATCCTTTGGTTCCCCATCTCCACCATAGGAACTTATGCTTGTAGGTTCTGCTCACGATAGTGATAAGACTGTCCTTCGAGGTGTATAGGCACAACCTGGCAGGAATGTCTATATGCAGGGACAACCATTTGTCCTGGTATGAGAAGACGGAATCAGCTGTATCGGGAACGGGTTCAATCTTTACCGTATCCTTCGTGGAGGATGAAGCGGTATGGATGGATTTCACATCCTTGAGTTTCACCTTGAGTTCCTTGACCAGTTTGGCGTCTGCCAGATGCAGTTGCTCCAGTTCGTTACATTTCGCCTGAAGGGCCGTGTTCTTGGCCACGGAAAGAGAATCATCCAGTTTTCCGTATTGAATATCGTAGGTTAGACTTCCGATATTCTCTGTTTGCCTGTTAAGTTCTGACCTTAATTTACTATTCTGGTATGCAGAACGTATGAAAGCGGCCATGGTTACAATAAACATAGCCGCCAGAATTTGTATGGCAGTATTCTGTTTTATCATGATTATGCGATATCTTTATATTCTTCAATAGCGTTAAAACATGGACACATCTTCTTCCATTTCGATTTGTCTGCGCCCCAGATGTCGCGATGTCCCATGATCTTTGCATCCGGGAACATCTGTTTAAGTTTGTGAAGCAGGAGGGTGAGAGCATCTTTCTGCTCTGGTGTACGATTGTCTATAGGCTTACCATTGGCATCGATTCCACCCATATAAGCTACGTTGATGGCTGTAGAATTATAGCCTTGTACTCCGTTGCTTACCTCTTCGATGGATAAAAGCTGGTGTACGCCTCCTTTAGTGTCGACAACATAATGATATCCAGGATAAATCCATCCTTTTCTCCGAAACTCTGCCTTGAGATCGTCTATAGTTTGCTTCTGCGAACCCGCAGTACAATGAACAAAAATGCGTTTAATCTGTCTCATTTTTATTATGATTTAAAAATTTGTCTTTAAAGTTTGCAAATTTCGCTTCGATGGCGATAGCTACCCCGAAGATTGAGCCAGCGTACATAAGTGACTGAGCAAAGTACCAGAGTACGTTGTCCGTCACGTCACGTGATTGCGATGTGAAGTAGCTAATGTAAACCAGTATGATGGCAAATAGTATTACCACAACGGCTGACCCGTATTGAATCCATTCTTTCGTATTCTTCTGCATGATGGTATATCTTTTAAATTCATTGCAAAAATACACTTGGTGGGAGAATTATAAAAATACATTTATCTTCTCGGATAACACTCTACATGTATGCGCCCATCGATGATGTACATTTCAAGCTCATAGCCTTTATCAAGAAGCGAGCTTATCTCCCGTTCTGTAGGTATTCTCTTCAAATCTTTCATCTCTCTTATTCATTATATTTTTGGCGATATTCATATAAATCGCCTTTTCTGTGTATTTATATTTCAGTTTCACAACCTCGAAGTGCCCTTCAATATAGCAGTACTCATAAAACTTTGGCGGGAGTTGAGCCATAATTCTTCTCTTAGTCGCATATTCATTGTAATGCGACATGATGCCGAGATACGAGTTGACTGAAGCTATTTCCTTGACCATATCATCTATCACTCCATTTTCTGCGGTCCTTCCTAATCTTCCTACCGCTAGCGCAAAACTATTAACAGTATGATTGGCTACATAGATTCTGCCAGGTTTGATGATGGCGCCCGTAAACTTGACACCCTTAAAGTAATGCTGAATATAAGTTTTCTTCTCGTTAAGCCGCAATCCGAGCTTTCCGAGTTCTTCCCTCAACATAGGAATAATGGCCAGCAACTTCGCTTTATCCCTGCTTACGAAAGATATATCATCCACATACCTGTCATGTCTTACGCATACCGCATCAATCTTCCAGTCGATAGTATTCAGCAAGAAGTTGGCGAACAGCTGAGCGAACAAATTACCGATAGCGATACCTCTGTCTTCACCGTTAGTGAATAGAGACTTCTCTTTAGGGATATGATTCCACATCCATAGAGGACTCCTTCGCTCACAGTTCAGTTCAGGCCTGTGCATAATGACAAGTTTACACAACCATCTGAGATCCTCTTTATCATCACCTTCATAGTGTTCGACGATAAAATCATCTATCATCTTCGCCAACTTCGACTTGATGATACTCATAAAGAATCCCTTCAGATCAACCTTCATCACATAGGCATCCTGGGTATAATTCCCGCTCTCTTCGCGTATGTCTTCCGCCAGTTGAGTGACGCCAGCAAGCTGACCTTTACCTTTGCGGCAGTTATACGTTCTGTCGCAGAATATCTGCTCAAAAAGCGGTTCAAGTCTCAGCGCGATATAGTGATGGATGATGCGGTCTCGAAAATCGCCTGCGAACACTTCGCGATAGCGAGGATAGCGGACGACAAAGCAGATAGACTTTCCGATCCTATACTGACGCGAGTTAACTTCATTCATCAGTTCAACGAGATTGTGAACGTAATTAAGCTCGAACTCCGTAGCGCCGACTGTGCTCCGTTTTCTTTTCCGGCAGTCGAAATATGCTTCTAGAATCGTTTCGAAATCTATCATTTTTATTTTCTTATTTTATATGAATACGTCTTCCTAATTAATGCTGACACCGGACGAACTCTGTTCTGGTTGAACTTATAGTTGGTGTTCATGTTGCCATCGCTCAGATTCAAGTTCCAAGCGTTATCCGCCGAGTTCTGGGTTAACGCCACATATCTTATTCTTTACCATGTATGATGGTTGTGGCCCATTTATCAAGAAGACAGTTCTCCTAGTTTGGACTTACCTCCCTAGCTCTGACTACGTTCACTCTCTGACCTTTTTAAGGCTTTGATAAGCGAACCCTTCCATGCTGTACTTTGCCGTCCTATGCTATCCATCAGCAGGAGTAAGTTAGCTAACTTACTCTTGCCTTTTATCCACTGATGTTCTCCTGCTATCTCAATCAGAGTATTCAGTAACTCCAGGTTAGATTGCAGTTCGACCATATCGGCGATGCGCACCTTCAGGTCTCTCCCCATATACACTTTGGCTATGATGTGGAGCGAATCGATCGCTGTGCGCTCGATTCTGTCTCCAACCACATATCTCTGTTCTTTCGGAAAATCTTTGATGATGTAAATCACCTCATTCAGGAACTTCTTTGTTTTTCTATATATTTCAGTCTTGCTTGCAATCTTTGCTGTCATTTTAAATACCTTTCTTTATGAGAACTTGCTAAACCCACGCCCCTAAGGGCGTGGGAGGATTAAAGAACTAACTACTAACTACCATAAAAATGCTGACACCGGACGAACTCTGCGCTGGTAGAACTTATAGCCGGTGTACACGTAGCCATCGCTCAGATTCAAGCCCCAAGCGCCATCCGCCGAGTACTGGGTGCTAGACCAGTACCAGGTCTTCTGTAACTGAGTAGCACCAGTAATCTTAGACAGGGCATAGTTTACCTTATCGAAGTTTGCCCAAATTAAAGCAAGTTCCGCGAGAGATGGTAGCCACCATGAGCCTGCGAGCAGGCCTTTGTTGTTTGCGTTTGCGCGCGCATACTTATTACAGAAGCCAGGAGCATAATCTGCTGTATTGGTGATATTCGTTGTTGTGCTCGCCTTGATGATGGCTGCTGTGTTCGCCTTACCAGTGAAGTCGGCAAATGCGATCAATCTGTCGCCCGTTGTGGTTACACCGCTTATTTGGACACCATCACCCTTGCTTACATCGTTGCCCTTAGAGTCTTTAATCTTGGTAGGCTTAGAGCTCCATGGAAGACCTGCGCTAGCTTCTGTTGGGGCAATAACGACATGCTTACCACCCTCCACGAGCAGCACACCATCGGCAATCTGTCCGGCTGCCTGAAGCGCAGGCCAGCCACTAACTCTAACCGCCAAAGGAAAACCATCGCTCAGGCGATGATACATGATGAATACGCCATCATACATCTGTAATGAGTTGGCATTGATAGCCTCGATCATTGAGTTTTTGCTTGCGTTAGTAACAGCCTGGCCGTTAGCGCTAAGCCAGGCACTAATTTTTTTCGTTTGGATTCCCATAACTTTTATAATTTAGAATTAATACATTAATTACTTATTCTCTTCCTTGCTGCCAAAGATGCGATTTACAGCCTCGATTACGCAAGGGGCGCAGCAGCGCTCTACTACCGAACGGATGATTTCTATCTCACGCTCATTATACTCGGTATCGGCGTTGCCGTTCCACATCTTCATTGCGAGGGCCGCACCCTCTAAGCCTAGGCCATTGCCCTGACTATAGATGAGGTTCGCAATATTCTTGCGAAGATTTACTACCTGACAAGAGGACTTGTCGATTGAGGTATATACCTCTACGTTTTCTAAATTTCGTTTCATATTCTTTACTTTTCTTATCTTATTAATGATTAATGTATTGCACAACCCAGACACTTCCCGTAAAGACTAGCCAGCTGAACTGATTTGTTGAACCTGAGTACCATGACTTAGATATTCCATCTGCACCCTGTCCGAATATTGCGTGAGATGCCTTGATGTTAACTTGCGCATTTCCCTGTATTATAAGGTACTCCTGCCCCTTGATAGGGGAAGAAGGAAGGGTTAACGTGATGGTACTGCTGTTCTTGCAGTAGATGGTATGGTCGTAAATATCGAGAGTCGTGCTGACACTGATGTCACGGATATACGGACGAAGACCGGCAATATCACCAGAGGTTATCTGTATGGCGTGGTTGGTTTTTGTACCACCCGTAGCGCTGATTCTTAGACCAATGCTGTTCTGGCCGCCATACGTCGTAATATTAATACCGACGCTATCGGCTCTTGAATTACCGATTGAAGTCAGATCCATGCCGACGCAATCATACGCTGATAACTTATCTGGTAAACCAGATAGGCTCTTACGTATTTCCATTGCGGCAGAGACTAACTTCGGGTATTTATTGGAGAAGTTGTTGTTTATAATCTCGAAACTATTCACCTGCCACATTTTGACAAACCCGCCCCAATCAGTTGTTTCATAGCTATAATTATCTGCACACAAGCCGAAAGTATAACCGTTATCACTGAGCCACACAGACCTTCCGTACAGGTGCCGATCATCTTTATTTTTGATGCCTTCATTATATTCTACCCCATAATATATACCCTCTTCTGCATCAAGAATAGGAGCCTGCTTTCCGAAATAGCAGCAGGTCGCGTGCGCAATGCCAGTTTTCTTGACGGAAAACGAAGCATCCACTGGATTGGTTGCACCTATCCATAAAACATATTCACCTCTATCTCCATCGAAGTCAGTCACTTTTCCACTAGGGACTCTGAACGATGCGAACAGCGTTCCGTTCTCATTATCGTTATACAGGTTTATCTCATTCGACCCGAAGAGGTTAATCTTCGCGTTATCTGCAAGGAGAAACTGGGTGGCGATGAAGGTAAAGCCAGCCATATCGGCAGAGGTCCAATACTTCGCAAACTCGGCATTTGTCGGGGTGTTGCGAACATCATCTGTACCAGTGGACTGATACGATTGAAGGCAGCGATACCACACCTTATCTATAAGCACTACGTCGATAAACCGCTCATCGTTGCTGCCGGTATAGTATTGATAAGGCGCATCGGCTGTGGCTGTTACGAAACCTACATGCTGCCGCCATGCCGGACCGCTGCTTCCACGGGCTCCACCTGTACCAGATGGACCCTGCTTTCCGTCCGCTCCCTGTCGCACTATCAGGAAGGTATTACTGGCAAGGATGGCAAGCTGCATATTGGACGGTGGAATGCCCAGTGAATCGACAAGAGTCTTTTGGTAGTTATGGTCGTCTAATTCGATAATCGGCTTGTTATACCAGAAGAATTTTATCTGATACACATCCTCTTCCTTGATATTACTATCGGAAATCAGCTTGTATATATCTCCGGTGGCACTACCCGAAGTACTGCCACCGGTCAATACCGCTCCGGTTTTGCCGACAAGAAGTACAAGGAAGTTGAAGGTTTCGAGAACATCGGCACAATCTTCGGCCTTATTACCCGTATGCTTTACGAAATGAAATTTGCCGAGTTTCGTAGTCAGGAACTTGCCGGTATTACCATCGGCAGTAACAGAATTGGTATCCAGCGCAATCTCGTAAGAGACTGCGCTGATACCTCTTCTGATATATTTAACCGTGCCTACACATGATGCTACTTCTATCATGATTCATTATTACTGAATTAAACCTGTTATAACATAGTTCGCGCCTCCATTCTGCGCCACCTCATCCTCTGTAATGCAGAATGGTGTAGCGACATTAATTGGAGTACCCGCCGGATTATAGAATTTCATCGCGAACGTAACCCCTGATTTGATTAAGGTTTCTCCGCGATACATCTTTGGGGCCCAGATCACATTACCATTCGAACCCTCTATGATTTCTTCCTCTGGCGGGGTTGGATTAGGAACAACTCTGAGTTCATCCGTATGGTCTTCCACCCTCTGGATATCTGAACCGATGCCAGCTACGGTAACCTTATAGAGTCTCGCGTTGCTTACATCTGTCAGATTTACCGTGATTTCCTTACCAGTATACCCAACGCCCAAAGCCTCGAAATCTCCGGAATTACCTGTTGCTTCCCAGGTATAGGTCGGGTTACTGATAATTGCTCCACCGGTATCGTCGATGTTTGCCTTCAGCTTAATGCTGGCATGATCCTTGTCAAGAATACCTCCATTGCTTGCCGATATACGAACCATCATACCATTAGAGGTGCTCTCAAGTACCGGAATGGTGTATGAGCCAGGTATCTTCTTGGAGTTGTTACCATCTGCCACGGTTCCCAGAAACTCGATGAGTACCGGGGTCGCGTTGAATGGGACGACAAGATTCTTGAGAATCTTGAGACCAGCTCTTGTTTTCTTTTTCGCATCGGCAGCAATATACTTGAAGTGTCCGGTCTCTCCGTAGAAATTCTGTGTAGAGATACCGTCTGCCCCGAATGTAAGCTCGACGCCGTTGGCTGTCCACTTAGCATGATTCGGATAAACCTCAGCACCTTTCTTACTGTTCGTTATGTATGCCTCAATAGTAGGCTGTTGTACCGGGTTTGTGAAATCCGGTACTATGCCTGATGCCGCGTTGTTGTTGACATCGTACGATGCGTATTTCTGACGGATATCGCCGAAATCACTTACCATCTTAATAAAGTAGGTTCCACCCTGTTTAGTGTATTCTACGGAACCTACCGCCTGCGCTTTATTTTCCATAATTAAACCTCCTTTTCTTTATTGTTACCGTCTGCTTCGTCACCCTCTGAAGTTTCTTCAGAACCTTTGTCTGTAGCCTCAGAGCCTGATGCATCGTTATCTTTCTGCCCTCCGAAATAATCTGGAGTGTAACACCCAGCAAGGTCGTCAGTATACCCCCAGTACTCATCGTTAGCTTGATTGGTTGTAAGAAGCGCGCCTCCTACATAGTTAGCCCGTTCCTTGAGCGTATCACCAGGAACCTGGTTCAAGTCGCCCATCCAGAGCAGGATATTTCCATCCTTTGTTCTGTTTCTTAATACCGGGTTGCAGAATCTTTTAGCAACCTCAGGTGTTACCTTGATATAATAAATCATACTTCTATAAATTAAAGATTAAACAATTACTTACCTACTATGATAGCTCCATCTTCATCAACCAGATAATTGCCGTTATCATCGACGAAGATTTTAGTCGCTCCCAGATCTTCCATCGTATTATAAATGGCCATGCCATTAACGAATGGTATCTGCGGACTCAGGCCTTCCGCTACGACTTTAAAGTCTGTATCACCAGGCTTCTTTACGTGCCACCGAATTTTAAAGAATTCCTCTATATTATTTGACTTTATCGCCGTGTTTTTCACAAAGAGATAAGCCGTCGGATTGATGTACGACAGATTCTCATCGTCTGTATTGCCAACTCCGAAATAAGACGGCTCGTATGCCGGCATTTTTCGCAAGGCAGCAAACTCTTCGCTCGGATCAGTATCGCTCAGAGAGTCGCTCGACTTCAATCCGTCAACCCTGTACATAGCTTTGCATACGTAATATTCTGCATCGCCAATCAAATCGCGATCGATGGTCAGCTTGTTGCCTGAAACCGCCACTTCCTTACCATCAATAATCGCTGCCTTTGTTGGGAGAGATACGACATCGATATCCTTATCTGCGGAACCCGTAATCAATTCCAGAGAATAGGTCTCGCCGGAAATATTGGTCTTGCGATACCAGAAGAAACGAGTATTCTTGCTGTTTGTCACATCTGTCTTTCCGTCCGTCAACATAGCCTCAAACGTAGCGTTCTTCGCATCAACAAGCGGATTCCATACAGACACCATAGGCGAGACGTGAAGCACCGGAATAGGCCGCTCCGTATCATCACAGAAGACGGTCTTCTGCCCGAGATACCGGATTATCTGTTTCGATAGCGGATTGGTATACGATGCTTCGAATTCCAGTCGGATAGGATCATTAACTGACGAATTCTTCTTAACGATAAGCATACCCTTAACCAGTCCGTCGGAAGAGTCTCCGATGATTTCGTAATCATCTCCTGTCGAAATCTGAGTTCCACGGACGTACTTTTTCGAAGCAGAATTGTATACCAGCTCGTACCATGCGATGGAAGTCAGCTCGTCATTCACATAATTCTTTACCGTCTCCGAATTCGGATTGATGGCATTACAATGAGGAAAGAGACAGAGGTGAGCGCCGGTCTTGTAGTTGGGACTCCAGCCTCCATCACGGCTATTATATGCCTGCCGGTCAGGAACTCCTCCGTAAGGAACAATCTCGCAGATCGCGTCCAGCGGAGTGTATTTTACACTTAACTTTCTGGTTTTAGAACCGATTATCATTACCATATCAATAAATTATTTAAAGATTACACAAATATCGAAGATTCTGCATAGGCAACTCTTGAGCGAGATGGCTGGACTGTCTCTTCCAGAAGCTCCACCTCGACCTTGAACTTGCAACTCCACCTCTCGTCTGCGTTGGTTCCGAGATCTTTCCAGGTAATCGGAACGGAAAAGCCTGCATCAGCATGCTCGATAGCCCAGGCGTTGTCTTCCTGTACGTTACCGGTATCTCTGGTCCATATAACTCTTTGCGCTTCAACATAGTCATTAACTGGCCGGTTGTAGAGAGTAGCTTCGAACGAAAGCGTGGTAAAAACGTTATATTGGCCTTCATCGTTGAGTTTAGAAATTTCGTCACAATCAAAGCTCCATCCTTGAGCAGATGTCATCTCGACCTTGAATTCAGGATTACCCTCGACAAAAGCCCAGCCAGTACTGGCGTATTTAGGCTCTGCCTGCGTCTTGTCTTCCAGGCAACGCCACCGACATCCGTAGTGCCATACGTCATGTACTTCAGTAGCGATACATCTGTAAGGTTCCTCGCTCTTCGCCGTATCAAGAGACCATTTGCCTCTATCTACAACATCCTGCTTAACGTTGCCCTGGTAATCTGTCCGGATGATGTTCTGAACCGCCAAATATTTAGCGTAGAAGGCTCCATCGCGCTTGTCGGCTAGAGGGTAGTTAGCGAAGACGAAATGTAATGCGTCCGGAAGCTTGCCGATAGCCAGGGAATAATTGCTCTTGTCGATAATTGGCTTAGTAACATGATCGAGCCATACGAGTAAGCCCTCTGAAGATGAAATATACCAGCAACTCTGCCTGTCTTCATCTGTAGCATTACCCCAGCGGATCAGCCTAGCCAGCTCGCATGGAGGATGGTTTGCCCCGGAAGGAACCTCGCTATCTTGGTAACATACTACCTCGATGGTATTCTTGACGGTATTGACAGACAGGACTCTCATCCACATATCGTAATACTTGCCGCCAGTAGCGAGAGCGTTGACAGATGCCAGGATAACATCGTTTTCCTTAAAGGCAGTAAAATCGCCTTCCCACCGTTTCTGCAATTCCAACAGATAGGTCGTATTACTCCCTTCAGACTTTGGAGGGACTTCGATGACGTTTTCAATTAGCCCGCTTTCGGTAAACACAAAGTTGCTCTCCATAGCAGTCTGACGGTTAACGATAAGCTCCTTTGCGATGATGGAACTGCGAGACGTAATGCTCTCAAATTCAGCGTTTCCCTTATCGTCTACCTGTGCGCCCGAGCCTCCAAGCATACCAGATGAAAAACCACCAAACTGTGCACCTGCTTTCAGCTGGGCAGTATCTTCAGCAACGAGTCCTTTAAGAAAAGTGATGATTCCTGCAGCAGTATCATCGTGCTCTCTCGACAGATAAGTTCCGTTATCGTTGGCTGCATATTCCAGGAGCGACAGAAAAGCATTACCGATACGGGTTGCCGTATTGGCATGCTTTACTCTTTCATCGCGTATACCCTCAAAGATCTCCTTGAGCTTATTTAAATCTAAATTTTCTGCCATTTTTCTCTTATTTTTTAGCAAAAATACCAGGAAAGAATCTTAGATGAAAATACACCTATATCTTACCGAACATCTGCTTGAAGAGGTCTGCCATCAGGCCCTGATATTCATCACCATAGAAATAACCCTCCATATCGTTGAGCTTCATGATGGAGATATAATATTTTCTGTTGAACCATGGACGCCTCTGTCTGGGTTCACCCAGATGATGCTGAGCCCGATATTCTTTATCCAGGAAGTAAAGATCTCCCGGGTTACCATGGTAATAACCATTGCCTGTTCCTGTCTCCTGATACAGGCCATAGAGCAGGAACTTGTGGGCAATCGTGCGGCTGGAACCTCCGAAAGAAGTTGCCTGCACGCTGTTGTAGAGTGCGCCCGTATGGCGGATGCGGTAGTGCATGATCTTCTCCTTCCAGATTTTCACCATCTCTTCTGCCCATCCACGCTCATAGGCATAGATATCTTCCTGAGAGACGGGAGTCTTGATGTTATTCATTCCATTCTTCATTGTTGTATACCAGGTCTAGCGGCTCGCTAACGTCGATATGGAATTCCACGCCAGTAAGCCCGTTAATAAAATAAGCACCTATCTCCCGATTGTCCACCTGATCGCTCAGCAGATAAGTGAAGTCGCTTTCCCATTTCATCTTATCGATGATGATCCTGCTCAGAAACTGCCGGAATATCTTTCTGCAGATATTGAGCTTTTCCTGCCGGTCGTTCATGTCGTTCAGTTTATATCGCATCAGGATCCATACCGTATAGGTAACTACCTTACGGAAGCTGCCGTCACCATTGATGGCTACGTTACCGTCGTTGGTATCATCTATAACGATGAAATTTCTGCTCTTCGACATATTGCTCAGCATACCCTCAAATGCCGTCGGACTGGAGCAGGTGGTAGGCATGAAACCGAGATTACTGCAGAGCTTGTTGCGCTTTGACAGATCTCTGAAGTAAGAGAAGGCATCGAAGCCTACCTGTACCGATGGGGTATTGATTTCTGTCTTAATCATGATTTTTTCAGTCTTTTGTTCAGTTCTTCAGCCTCGCGTGCCTTGGCATCCAGTTCTGTGAGTGCCCGCCACACATCGGCTTTTCTGATAATCTCTTCCTTGGTGATGTCGCCTCCCGTGAGTGCCCTAATCTGTGCATTCATCGCTCCTACCATATCGTAGTCTTCACCTCCTTCGGCTGCAGGCTTGAAGAGATGAGGAAACTTTTCCGAAAAGTTATGCTTTATCCGCACATACCAGAGAAACACGCCCATGAGTTCGGGTACCGTACATTCGATGTGGTCCGGGCTCTTGCCCTCGCCATCCAGATAGAGATACCGTGCCAGTTCCTTGAGAGGTTCTTCGTTCGACTTATCCGACATCATGTACTGCTGGAAATAGTTGTCGGCTATCAGATAATATTCGAACGGATAATCGTAGAGCTCTACATCTGCAGCCTGATAGAGACCGATGGATTCGAGCCTGTTGTCTGCCCCGTTGCCATCGAAAACATAGTCGAAAGCCTCGCAGAAACTTCGGATCTGCCACAGCTCAAGAAAGAACCTTATCTTCTTGCCCTTATCCGTCTCCACCTCGCAGAGCCATCCGTCTTTCTTCTCGTTGAGTACGTTTATGCCGGCAAACCGGGCAAAGAGATAAGTTCTTATCTGCCACTCTTCCCACCCCTGGGTGAGCAGGAAGAGTACGTAGCGCAACTGTTCCTGTGTCTGTTCACTCCAGGAATGAGGAACGTGAAGGTTCAGCGTTCCGTTAGCCTCCAAAGAAGAAGGTCGGGTCGTCAGCTTTGTTTTCATACGCTTGCATGTGATTGGCCTTATAGGCCGATGAATCCTTATATTTTGGGAATTTATCGATGTTTTCTTCGATAAAGTTGGCTACCGCAGTATAGGCGAGATCCTTATAATGCGGATCAGCGGGTGTCTCTTTGGTAGAAATGTGAGCACCGATGAAATGGCACATTTTTACGATGGCATGCCGATGGAATGGCTCATATTGTGCCTTGCGCTCCTCTTCAAGCAACTGTTCGATGAGTGAGTCGGAAAATTGTCTTCGCAGAGTAAGTTCTGCAGTACCTATCTCGCTCCGGTGGGCTGCCAGGTCATCAAAAGTTACGAAACCGCGTACCGGCGAGTAAGCCCTCAATACCAGAGGTGACCAGAAGAAGGAGGCGATGTTGTTGCTTGCCTGAACTGTCTCGCTCCATCCTTCCGCCGTGCGCAGGCGGTTCAGGATGCCGTGCAGCTGCTGGTCCTGCTTGTAGGTCAGCTCTCTGAGCAGGGCGTCAACCCTCGCCTGTGATGCGGGAGAGATATTCTCGTTTGATACTACGCCGAAACCGTTGTCGGTCATTACGAGGTCGTTGGAACGGAGACGCAGGATAAAGGTCTTCAGAATGACATAGGAACGCACATTCCCCAATATCGGACTGCCCTCCATACAGGCTGCATCTTCGAAGTCTGAACCGATAACCGTAGCCACCAGATCGAGATATACGTTCTCCAGCGCAGGCTGCATCTTCGTGAAGACATCTTCAGAAGCAGCTCCCACGAATGGAAGGAGCTGCTCAAACTGTTCTGCTGTTATGTTAATCATCTGTCTGTGAGTTTGGATTGTTAGACACTTTCTTTGCATCCTTATTCTCATCGAGCGTGGTGAGCATGATGAGCGGCACATCAGGATAAACTTTTTCTTCCCAATGGTTGAAGTAGATCACTACCCAGTGAACGGTTTCCATCAGGTCATGGAATGCTTTCTCTATACTCTGTTTCAGCGTGAAGAGCTCGCGCTTGTCAGAACCCGAGTTGTTGGTCTGGCTCTTTCCTGGAGTGGCTCCCACCAGGTTGGGGTGGATATTGTCAGCATAACATTGCATGTTGTTACTCTCCGCAATATCATCGCTGTAGTCGCCGCCATCCTTCGAGGTATCGATGCGCGTGATGCGTACCATCTTCACCTCATGGCCGTCTGGCGTGGTGTAATAACCCGCTATCCAGAGTTTGCCGCTGTTCTCTATGCCCGAGATGAAGGAACGTATCTTCTCCTTCTCGGCAGCCTTGCGTTTCTTCTGTTCCTCCACGCTGGTAATGTGCTCTTCCTTGAAGATGCCGCGCCAGTAGTCGTTATGGATCTCTACCAGGTAAGGAATAGCGGCATGATTCTTCAGTTTTGCCATCTTGCCGATGGCGATGAGCCGGGAGATGTCATACCATTTGTCCCGGAAAATGGCGGAATAATAAGGTACCGGGTAATACTGGCTGCCGGGAGTAGGGAAGCGGGTAACGATGGCAAAAACCCTGTCTTTACATGCCGGCTCGACCGTCTGTCTCGATTTGGTCTGTCCGTCCTGTCTGCACAGGCTCATGCGTTGCTGGAGGTCGCCCAGCGGATCCAGTTCGTCGAGCAACGGCAGCACCTCTATGTTTTCGGGTGCTGTAGCATTTCTCCAGTTGGCGTAGAGCACATATTCCGAACGTCCGTTTTTGCTCTGGGTGAACCGGCAGTAGCATGCCTCCTTGTGGCGGATGCCTACTATCTTGTCGCCCTTCTTGTTGAGAATGATGGCAGATACACAGAAGAAGAAATATTTCATGTCGGTAATCTGCTCCAGGAAGAAACGGCTCAGCGAATTGTGCATTCTGAACAGGTTTACGTCCTTATCCTTCGTAGGGAGTTTGGTCTCGATGTCGTTATACTGGAATCCCATGCCGTAGCAGGTAAGCACGTTGAAGAGTTTGTTCTGTGCCATTACGCTGCTCTCGCCGATGTTCTTGATGAGTTCGAAGGGCAGGTTGTTGTCACAGCCGAAGGGAATATAGGTATATTCCTTTTCCTTTATCTTTACGGCAACGGTTGGTGTGGTACCATCATCGTCGAAGATGGCCGAAGACTCTGTGAAACCACTCGTAGGCGATGAAGGCTGATAGTCGAGTACCGCGCCCATGGTGGCAAAGGTAATGTCTATGTTGTTTTCTTTTTCACTCATAACTGTTATAAATAAATTGGATGATCATTGTATCTGAAGATGAATATATCCCTCACCTTGCGTATCTGGTGGTTCACGGGGTTGTAGAGATTGTGGGTTCCCTGCTGCCAGGAACTGCTCTTCACCAGCCAGCCCCGATACTGGATGATGGAACCGTCGCTGCCCTTCCAGCAGTCCAGGTTCACGGGCGTGCGGTCGATGCGTGAAATGTCAAGCGCGCGTCTCAGCTCGTTGATGTGGATAGCTCTGGGTGTCGTATCTTTTGGCATATCTGTAAAATTATAAGGGTGAAACTTCTAGTTGAATGTATCATCAAAGGAGTCGTCAAAGATTCTGCCTCCCGTATTCTCGATATCCTTGAATATCACGTTCTGCACCCTCTGGGCATACTGGTAGCTGAAGGTGAACTCTGCCAGATCATCGTCCTCGTTGGTGCGTTCGCTCTTCGAGTCGGTAAAGGTGATCTCCTTGTCCTGTACATAATCCCTGAACAGGTAGATTTCATCGCTCCGCAGCAGGTCTTCAGCAAAGTGAGCCATGGATGGCGGAATAATGCCGGTATCTCCCTCGAAGGTGCGCGTCTCCTTTACGGAATAGTTGATTTTTCTGCCCGAGATTACCGCCTGCTTGCGCTCGAAGGTTGGAGCTATCTTCTTTTTGCCCAGGCAGTAGAATATCTCCTGGCAGCCGAAGGAGTTGGTAAAGAGCAGTACCGGGTCGGCCACGCCCCGGCTGTGGTCTATCTGGTATTCCTGCACTCGCTTGCCCACGGTCACGGTATAGGCAAAGAGGTTGCCCTTCGTTTCATCGTAATACCGGTCGGGCGATACATCGAAGGTGGTAATGCCGTTGGCGGTACGCGCAGAAGTGGCATCTGCGGCCACGGTAGCCGTTACTACCTGCGAATCCTTGAAGTACTTCGCCACCACAACGGGCGCCGTGCTCTCATCGCCTGCTGCATGCAGATACTCCCGGTAGCCGAGCTGGGTAAGCTTCACGCCGTCGAGCAGGGTGAGGAAGAAGGAATTGAGGAAGGCTGTACAGCTCATGTTTACGTCTACCGTAGAATAATAAACCGTGAATTCGCTCTCCCAGGTATCTGTATCATTATCTCCTGTGTGCTCTATGATACGTATCTGGCAGGTGGCTACTACGGTTCTCCTGGCGGCATCGGCAATAAGAGTGCCGAGGTCGTAGATGGTAATGTTGCCTGCTACGGGGAAATAGGTTTCGCTGAGCAGTTCTTCTCCGCCACACGATATGGTGACGGTTGCGTTCTCGCCGCTTATCTTGAAAGGAAAAGTATCGATGGCGCTGGTAAATACAGGCGAAGCGGGTTGATGGGTTACTGTTATCATATCTTTGTCTCATTAAACAATGCAAAGATAGGATAGGGAAGGGGGAAATAAAAATACCTGGCTGCCTCACGGCAACCAGGTAATAAACTGATGTTGTTTGAAAAGAAATTGACTTGAAATATTCTATAAGTTTTCCAGATTATCCTTGCACCAGATTTCCCAGTACATCTTGCCCGACAGACTGGCCATCTTGTAGCCATGGTCGGTCATATATCCGGTGATGACGGAAACCGGTATGATGATTATTCCGCTGATAGCCCGCTGGATGTCTTTAGAGTCCATGAGCTCAGAGTTTACCCTTTCGCCCGACCGCTCGGGCTGACACTCGGAAAAGTACGTATCGAGGACCGTTTCGAAATTGACTTTCCGGTTTTCCGATCCCGACTGTTCTTCCGGCTGTTTTTCCGGTTCTTCCTGTGGTCCGAAACCTATTATGCGTTTTCTGCCCTTCATTATTCTGCACCTCCTTTCGCCTTTATTGCCTGGTTGATGGTCTTGAACAGGTTTTCCATACGCTTAAAGGCGTTGAGTATCAGAAGAACCTGCTCGGCACCTCCGAAATCATCCACGGCATTGGTTATTACCTCGTTTGAGATAAACTTGTCTTGAGCAAACTCAAGGGTCTCGATGAAGTTGTCCAGCTGGTCAACGTTCATCATATCTGTAAGCGCATTCCAGACGTCTGCTGTCATGTGCAGGTTGGTTGAATTATTCTCGTTCATGCCTAATCGTTGTTCATGGATTTCCACTTGGCCAAAGTCATATTGAGTGGCTTAGCCTCCTTAGCTCCATATGGAAGAGCATAGTAGCGATGATCATACCATCGGATAATAGTCTGTTTGTGTGGAGCATCCTCGATGAAATCAACTGATGCGACAACTTTGTTGTCCCTCCGAAATTTGAGTTCCACCTTATGGGCGTTCATACTTTTGCCAATATTCATGAAGTACTGGTGCTTGAAGATATCCTTGGTAGTCAGCTTAGCTGTGCGTCTTCTGCAGTTTCTACTTTTCTTCATCGCTCATTTCTCCTTTCTTGTCTTTGGTCCAGCCTGGGTGCAGGAGACCTTCGGTACCTTGCGAGAGTACCCCCCCCAGAATTTCTATAGCGCTCGAAGATGTTGTGGCGCTTGGACTGAATTTCCTCGTTGGCGACAGCCCAGCGGTTCTTGGCTTCAGCCTTGCCTTCGTTGTGGATTCGCCCGGCCTCGTTGCGCTCTTTCTTCAGCTGTCTGAGGGTCAGTTCGTAATTCTCCTTGGCTATTTCGAGCTCTTCGCGGGCCCCGCGGAGTTCAAGGTTCGCCAGGTGCTCCTTCTCCAGTATGGCATCCATGGTGTCGTCATACTCCTGCTGAAGGTCGGTAATCTCGGTGGCGTAGGCTGTTCTCGCCTTCGAGAGTTCAAAGGTGTTCTTTACTAGCTGAGCATGGAATATCTCAGTTGTCATTATCTCTTTAGCAGTTTCTACTGCTCCGTCTGATGCGGTCTTGATATCTTTTTCGTTACTCATTTTATTTTGAATTTAATCGTTTATACTCTGCCATGTTCATACTGATTCTCTCCAGGTATATGCCCCGCGTATTAGGAGCTGAGTAATACCTGCCGTCGAGCCAGACGATGATGGCGCGGTCATTTTTCCGGTCGTTGTAGCAGCGGATTCTGCCTCTGCGGTTCTTGTCGAGCCAGCACATTGTCTCGGTTTTGTTCGGACCCATCTGACGGCCGGTGTACTGAAACCAGGACGTTCTCAGTACTACATTAACAAGCAGATGCGTGCGCTTGCGATGTTTGTTCTTAATTTTTCTCATAATTCTTTTTGTGTTAAAATTCTCACGGTGCAAAGGTACGAAATCTTTGCTTTACGTCAAAGGACAAACATATGAGTGATGTCTGGCTATTTTTCACTCATTTCTTCTACCGGGCGCCAATATACCGCGAAGGTGTTGCACTCCATGAAGCTGTCGGCATCGCTGTCCTCGGTCCAGATGAAAGGAATGCCGCCATCATAGCGCAGCCCGTCGGCAAGAATTACGCTCTCACGGTGGTCATCGGGCGTGCGGGGATCATGGAACCTTACCCTGGCTCCCTTCTTGAAACCGTCTGCCACCTTGAGGAACGCTCTCGACTTGAAGATATACATCCTGTTCTTGAATATCTTGAACTGAAGCAGTCCGCTATGCGTCATGTGGCATACCTGCTTGCTCAGCTCCAGACCATCCTTGTGAGAGATAGAATTGCAGTCTGCGAAACCTACACGGGTAATCGTAGTGTCGGGATAGAACATCTTGTATTCGGCAAGACGCTCCATAACATCTCCTATTACATCAATCTTTGCCATAACTACATCACCTCCCCTCCCATAAGAAAGCCACCTAATACAGCTACTGCCATGAAGCAGAAGAAACCTGCCATGGTCATAGCTACTTCGCCATACGTAACCGTCTCCTCGCAAAGGTAGGAGAAGGTCTCGCTCTTGGTCTTGGCGAGCTTCCTGATTTCACACTTGAGGGCCTTCATGCCCTCCTCTACGCTGATGCCTGCAGGGCGCACCTGAGCATCACTAATCAAAATAGAATTCTGCATATCGCATCATCTTGTTAGCATTAACAGCCGATTGTACAAAAGGGTGGCGGCTGCATTCCCCGTTGCTAACAAGATGATGGCTTATCCGAGAGGACAAAACAAATCTTACGGTTCATGCAGCCGCCATTTATTGCGAGAATTATTTCTCCAGTTAGGAAAATTTATTTTCCCAGTTAGGAAAAATATTTTTCCCGATTAGGCATAAAAAAAGCCTGCGGCCAGAAGCCATAGGCGAAACGGTCGCCCTGCCGGATAGACTACTATCATCTTGTTAGCGTTGGCAAAGGTAAGAAGAAAATCCGGAACCGCCAAATAAAAATCGGGAAATTTTCTCACGATGAGAATAATTAACACTTAAATATGCTGTAGAGCATAAAAATGAGGGGTTTGGGGAATGAAAGTGTAATGAAGTGGAAAGAAAAGGAAAGAAAACGGAAAGATTCCCCCGAAATTCCCCGATTTTCTCCAGAAATGACCGCAAAAACGACCGAAAACGACCGAAAACGACCGCGAAAACGGGTCATCCGGCAAGAGGTCGAGGAATGGATTCCTCGGAAATTCCCTGTTTTTCCCCGCATTTTCCTCGATTTTCCGTGCATATTCCCCGAAATCTCAATAAAATTCCTTATATTTGCATCGTTTTTCATTTTAATAGAATAATATATTATAAGGTATGGAAGAAAAAGATCTCTTGAAGCGAGTAGAGATGCTCGAGAAGCAGCAGCGCTCCCTGCTGGATGCATTCAGCCCCATCTGGCACGACTATCATAAAAATGGCGGTTTGGGATATGCTGTAAAAAGCATACTGGGTATCCTGGCCCTTATCCTGGTATGCCTGTTCCTGCTGGTAGCCCTGCTACATGCCGAGAACATTTGCTAAGGCCTTGGCCAGCCATCCTGCAATGAAGCCTCCTGCACCATAGAGGAACTTTACAAGGGTAGAAACCTTGTTGGCCTTGTCGATGTATTGCCAGAACTTCCGGTTCCTTACATATTTCCCGTATCCGTTCTTGGCTTTCCGTCCTTCACTGGTAAGACTATAGTATGCTTCTCCCATTTCCAGGATGAGTCCTTCGCTTATCAGCCTGTTCAATATCAGTAATGGTTCATTGTCATAATCAAACTTCTCGTTGATAGTCCAATGAATATCGTCCTTGCTCATTTCGTTCTTGGTGAACAGCCCCAATATGTAGTCTATAATCTTATTCTCATTCATATTCTTCTTGTTTAGAAAATATCCCCGGCACGGAATCGTGCCGGGGACTGAGTTATTGAACATGTTAGCTATGCTAACTGCAATGCGCTGATGCGATTGCTTATTTCCTTGACCGCCTGGTTAAAGATGCCTTTCTGCTCCTGGTTGAGCGTATAGACCTTTCCACGTACCTGATATCCGTTGAGACGCTGCAAAAGCCATGATGCACTCTTGTTGAAATAGTTCTTGGCAATATAGGAGATAGGGAGCAGCTTGTAATCCTCTGCATCTATCTGGCTGCGGAGAGCTTTCACTTCGCCCTCCAGGCGAGTTACATTCTCCTCCACAAATGGTTTTGCCACTTCGGCCACGGCACCCTTATCCATAGCCTCCAACTTAGCGATAATTTCGTTTTTTCGCTCTTCGCTCTTTGCATCGGTATTACCAGCAAGAGACTTGTATTCCTCCAATAAGATTTTAATATCTTCCATATCAATATATATTTTGTAATCCCCTCCCGAAGGAGGGGAAGTTGAATTTTACTTTCTTTTCTTCATCAGTCTTGAAAGGTCGTCCAAGAGATAATCAAGTCTCTTTTCTATTTCCTTCTGCGAAAGACCAGTGAATTTCACGATTCGGAGAAAGTCTTCGATTTCCTTTTTCTTTCTCTCGATTTCCTTTTCTAAATCTTCTTGCATAGCTTAAAAATTTAATTGATTAAACATGTTCCTTAACTCGATTGCAAAGGTACATAATAATTTTGATATACGCAAATATTGCATAATAAAAATGTTATGCTTAGTTTAATTTTAACATTTGGATACAAAAAAGCCCCCGATGCGGAAAGCACCGAGGGCTATGTTTATTCTTTATCGTCTGTTGTATCTTTCTTTGGGAATATTGGTGGTATTTTGTTGAGTACAAAAACTACCGCCAGGCTGATCACCGTTGTCACACCGATAGCTATTGCAGCATTGTCATGACCATTCATTGCTAAACTATAAGCAATGTATCCAAAGAAGATGATGAGAATGGTACCCAGGATTTGTCCTAATGTAGCCTGGTTGAATTTCCTTTTCACGATTCTCTTCTCCATATCGATGCGATGATCTACCTGCTTCTCGGTCATCGTCATGATGCGGTCGGTTGCGCCTGGTAATGTCTTTTCGTAAGCTTCAAAATGCTCCGGTGGAGGAAGAGGACCGCTAAAGGTTCGCTCTTCTTCAATAGACATCATCGTTGCCAGGACGGCATTTCGCTTGTCTTCTGGCAGTTCCTGCAGGATGTCATTAACGTTTGCCGGTATGGCATCCTCAATCTCTGCGATTTCTTTGTTGTCTTCTTTATCTTGCTGCATAAAGTTGTCGTCTATTAGCGTTTAAAACTTTCCTCATATCAGAACCTACTGCTTCCCAGTCTTTCCTCAAGTCAGACACATTGTTGCCTTTCAAGTAATCGTTGAACAGGCTATTGTCGCCACCGAGGCTTCCTAAACTACGCAAGCCTTCTGCTAAAGGGTGGCGAGCGATAATCGTAGAGCGGAGTGCTCTACGTCTTGTAATTCTTAGTGCTCTCATTACTTGCGTTGTTATTTTGTTATTATTGATGTTTCTTTTCTACCGCTGCAAAAATACATCTTTTTTCTGATACAGCCAAATATTATTGTAATTTTAACTATAAACTTTGCTATAAAGTTTGTTATAAAGATTAGAACACGCTAATTTCTGATAACTGCAAATGCGCAAATTTTAACTAAAATATACAATATTGGGAGATGAGACATCGGGGTGATTTGGGAATGAAAAAGCCCCGATGCATAGAGCACCGAGGGCTATGGTTGTTCACTCTAGCTTTTGCTATGGAAAAGATATTTTGCCACGAAGATGAAAACACCTATCACGTCTGCCAGAGTCGTGGTGAGGAGCGTTATCAGGACATTATCTGATAATGACATCACGCCAAGACCGCTAAGGAAGACGATGACCATGGCAATAGTCATGTATACACACATAAATCCGAAAATAGAGTAGCTGAACACCTTGCGCTGTTCCCTGTCTTGCTTGAGTCCCTGAATCTCCTCCTTCAGTTTTTCTATGACAGTCCGCTGGTATTCTATCTGTACATCTGGGTTATCGCTGCCCAGATGTACATGTTTCTCTTCGGCTTCATCTATTTGTTTGTTATCAGCAGATAACAGGTTTACCACTTCTCTTTTCATGCATCTTGATTGCTACGTCCACGATTTTCTGATAAAATGCCGCTGTCAGTTCGTCTGGAATCTCACGGTTCTCGCCTTCGATATAACATACATCCCAAGGCGTGCCCTTTCGGTGAGTGAGTTCCACCATCTCTGAGTCTGAATAGCTGTGATAGCGTTTCCACACCATTTCAACGATGGTCTTGGCATCATTATCCTTTAGTTCCGGAGTTTTGAAAATAGGCTGGTTCTTCTTTTCGTCCCATTCCATCACCACGGTTTTTTCCGTGATAGGAGAAGCCTTGTATTGCTTGAATGAGTGATAGACAGAAGGTATGACAGGACCGTATCGCCAAGCTTCCACTTTATCAAACCTCGGGTCGAGAAGCGACTGATAGTTGAGTGCAAGCGAGAAGCCATGAGCGATATAGACTCGTTTCATCAGTCCCAACTGGGTGATGTGTCTGCCTTCTTTATGTGCCAGCTCTATGAAGTAGTTGGCCACGGATAAAGCGTTCATGTTCATACGATATTGTTTTTATTGAGTTGAAATTTGCACCGTGTTAATGATTAACACGGTGCAAAAATACATCTTTTTTCTGAGATTAGCAAGTTTTATTGCAATTTTAACTATAAACTTTGCTATAAACTTTGTTATAAAGATTAGAACACGTAAATACCTGATTATAGTAAATGTGCAAATTTTAATTAAAATATACAATGGTAAGAGACGGGAAACTTATGCTGCGATAAAACTGTGTTTTGCGGTCTTTTGAGCGGGAAACATAACCTATACCGATGAAATCGCAACATTTGGCAGGCTTCGACCTCGAAGTTGAAGATGCCGAATGTGTCGTTTTACGACAGGTTTTCCACACCCAGAGGTTGCGGAACCTCGATTTTATCGGGGTTTAGTGGGTTTAAGAGAAAATAATTCCTTTCTGTCAACGATAGGACCCCCCACTGCCCTACGCCCGAGGGCGCTTCCCGGCCCTTTAAAAGAGCGGAATATGTAAACTACCGTTAAAGAATTTGTAAGAAGGTAAAAACGAAAAAAGGGAGCGCGCTTCGCAGCGAACTCCCTCATCGGCGGTTAGGCGAGTATGCCTCCGCCTGCATTTATATAAGAGCAACTTAAGTAGAAGTCATTTGTCACAGCATAGAACCGGTAGCGATGTATCCGTCAGACTGCGGGGACTTCTCTATACCAATCATCAGCGTATCGAAGGCATCAGAACCATCGGTGCGGGCCTCCAGCTTATCCTCTTCGGTCTCAGCCAGCTTCTCTCCACGCTTATCCTTCTTGCCGTTATACACTCCTGCCAGACGGATGGAGATGAGCAGGTCTTCGTTATTCTCGCTATTGATCATTATCCTGTGCTCGGCTCTTCCCACAAACATACGGTTGAGGAGCAGCATCTTCTCCAGATGGCCCATCGGGTTACCCAGATACACATCGTTCACATACCAGCCATGGTCTGTAAGATAGTTGGTGATGAAGGTATGGAAGTCATCATTCATCAGGGCATAGTTGTTGCCCACGAAGGTAGAGTCGTAGTAGAAGTTTACCTCCTTACATCGGTGATGCTCGTAATACTGCATGAACTTATCGAGCAGGGCAGGCAGTTTCTCTTCATACTTCACGAATATACTCTTCAGGCAGCGGGCTTCGCCCCGCAGGTTGTCTTGTCCCACGGCTATCCAGTTGATCAGGGCGTTGGCATCGAAGGCGATGCACAGCGGACGGTCAGGATCCACATCTGCATCCATACGGGAATCAACATGCTTGAGCTTATCAATATCATACTCCAGCCCATCCAGATAAGATATGTTAGGGGCAGTATATAGATTCACGTCTCTCAGGTTTGAGTAGAAACCATCAAGAGAGATGGAAGGTCGCTTGCACATGATGGAAGTCTGGAAGGTGAGCGCAGGCAGGTCTCTCTTCATCTGCTTGATAAAGTCCATACCAAGCACCTCAACATTATATACCGAAGAATACTCTTTATAGAAAAGAGCCTTGGAGCGCAGCTGAGCCAGGTGCAGCCCAATCTCCTTGAGCCTGCGCTTGGCATACAGGCTGATATGTCCCGAGGTCTTGATGCGGTTGCGGATATCGTATTCCTCCACCACCAGCGATGAGATGGCATTGATGAGTTGCTGGTCGCAGTCCTTCTTGTAGTTGAGGAACCAGGAACCCTTCTTTGTGACCGGCATATCCGAGGTGATGAGCATACCATGGTGGTAGTAGTGATGCCCGAAAAGGTTTACGTTACCACGATTAGCTGGGAAGGTTTCATCCTTCAGCTGCTCAAAGTTGATAAACTTCGCCTCGTCTATATCCAGGTAATCGAGCGAGAGGGAATTGGAGGTTCCCTTGCGGTCCTGGGAGATGATGGTACCGATGGAACCGTTATAGAAAGAGATGGTGTTCTCCCAGTTGGAAGGCGGAATTACCGGTTCCGGCCATCCCAGCTTCTTGGACGGTTTTACGCCGATAAGATAATGCTTGCCACGATGAAATCCCCATCGTTCCCAATGCTGGAGCATGGAAGGAAGGGTATTGGTAAGGCATCGCTTGGTATTGGCAGATACGAAACCGCCATTACTGCCAGGCATGCGCTGCATGTTGCGCAGGTTGAAGGTGGCATGCAGGATACTCTTGCCGATACCACGACCGCCCACGATTACAGAGTCGCGGGCATTGATGAGGTTTACTTCCTGCTGTGCCGGGTTGAAATATTGTTCTATCATAATGATTTCTCCTCTTCCTTGACTTCTTCTGCAGGTGCGTATTCCAGGAGTTGTTCATCGTAATCTTCACTCTCGATTCTGATGAGATCCATGGAGTTGTCTGTGTATTTATTGATAAGTTTCTTGATAGTACCCATCACGTTCGGTATGCGCTTCAGACCGAGATGGCGAGGGTCTGTAGTAGGAATGAATACCTGAGGCTGGATCATATCGTAGCCATTATCAACAGGATCCTCCTTATCGAGCAGGTGATATTTTCCGTATGCAGCTGCAGCAGCAGCCATAGCCCTGGCGTCCCCCATGTTTTCTGCCTTCTCGTAGGTCTGCTGTATCATCTGGTCGAATCGGTACCGGGCAAAGTCCTTGGAAACCTTCTGGAGGTTGCCCAGTATGAGCTTGATGAGATGCAGGTCATTATAAGCCATCATGCGCTGCACCTTGTAGTCCTGCATATCCTTATATACCAGTTCCTGGTCTGTCTTGCGTGGGTTGATGAGCCACCAGGCATAAAGAGCCCGGATGCGCAGAATGCGGTCGCGCACGGGTGCGGGAACATTCTGTGCATCCATCTCTTCGGGTGTACGGTCCATCAGGTCGATGATGGCATCAATGTTGGCTGGTTCTCTCATATTTTATAATGAATTTATTGGACCGAATTCTCTGCGAGCCGTTCCTTTGCTACCCGATCACGGTCGGCACGGGTCACCACGTATGAATCGTAGGTGAGCATATCGGCACGGTATTTCTTGTCGAGATCCGAAAGAATCTTCAGGTACTCATATCGGTCGCACGGCTCCTTGTCTTCCATCGCCTTGAGCGTCTCGAAGGTGGATTTAATCTCCTTATATCGCTTGGCGTTGATGTCCCAGAGGTCGGCTACTTCCTTGGGCAGGAATTCGTGATCCTTGCGCTTGCCCTTGCGTACTACAGCCACCCCGTCGCTATCCGAGGATGGAAGTTCTGCATCATCTGAAGAACTTTCTTCCTCGATGGAATCGCCGTTTTTCTCTGATTCTCCCTGATTTTCTCCGTTATTCTCTGATTCTCCCTGATTATCTCCGCTACTTTCCGGTTTTCCTTCGGCAATGATGGCCTGTGCTTCAGGAATCACGATTTCGTTCATCTTCTTAACCTCATCGATGGTCATGTTGTCGAGTCGGATTTTGAGGAATTTATTCAGTTCGTACTCAATATTGGTACGGTATGCCTGTGGCTGACGGGTGGCTCTGGCATGATAGAAGCGGTCGCGGTTGAGACGGAAGAGCATGTTGGCGCCCTTGATGATGGCTTCGTCTGATTCGTGCTTGGAGTTGAGCCACTCCTGTATCTGTCTGGTGAATTGATGATCCATGTATTCTATATAATAAGGTGAAAAATAAACAAAGGTGGCTCAGGCATAAAGCGAGAGCCACCTAAGCAAGTTAATTTTACCGTATGTAGTTATGTATATTTGGGCCAGAATTATGCTCCTTCAGCTGTCCATACAGAACCATCGCTGCCCTTGATGTCGCCCTCATCGGTTTCGAGTTTACCATCATAGAATGGAGCAGGGCAGAAATCGGTAGCTTCCACGCTGAGCGTTGAGGTCTTGGAGTCTGTAGCTCCTGCGCCGCTGTTCTGGGCAAAGGTTGACTTAACCGGGAACATCTCGTTGCCGAGGATACGGAAACGACCGTTAGGATCCTGTTGCGCATAGATAAGCTCGTCATTGATAGCCATACGACCGAAACCGGTAATATCGGCATCTGTGCCGCCTATGACGTACTCTGCCTTGTTGAGGAAGGTTGCAGATGGAGCCTCGCCCTGAGTCTCCGTGGTGATGGAAGACTTGAGTGCTACGAGGTCCACTACATGCCATTTTGCATCAGCTTCCAGCGTAAAATCACCCTTGTAGGTAGCGAGTTCCTCCAGTCCCTTGGTGGTATCGCCTGGGTCCGGAAGCTTTGGCCATGTCAGAATCTGTGAGAGCGGAATGGCCAGGAACTTAGGCTTAATGCCGGGACGAATAATCGTTCCCGGACATTTGCGCACCGATTTATATAAATCTCTGTTAGTACAAACCATAATTAAATCTCCTATATTATATAAGGTGAAACATTAGACGTTTCCTTCTTTGGTAGTGTCCTTGCCGCTCTTGTCGCCACCGGTATGGCTAACTGACGATGCGGTTGCCTTCTGGATGAGTGGCTTTTCACCATCATCGGTAATGAACAGGGCGCGCTCCTTGTTGATGCTCTCAAACTGGGTTCCGAAGAACTTGGTAGCGATGAAGTCGAGTTTCCATGGGTGATATTTCTCGACCTTAATCTGCTCAGCATCGTTGTTGTTGGCCTCGTTGACACCTACGAGCATGTTGCTCTTGGTGGTAAGCTCAAAGAAAGGAGCATCCTTCTTGTTGGAGAGGACAGCGAACTCTACGTTGCCGAAGCCCTCTACTGTGAGGTGGTTGTAATTCTTGTTGTAAGGAGCAGCACCAAACTTCTTGAGGTAGGCACGGTTGTAGAGGTTGACGAATGACTGAGGAACGTAAAGGTAAACCTTATCCTCTGCCATCAGCTCTTCATCGGCGAATTCACAGATGCCCTGTGCGAAATCTACGGCGTTGTCGTCGTTGATGGTCTTGTTGTCGCCCAGGATATCTGCAACCTTGATGAGGTTGCCGAGGTCACTGGAAAGCTTGCCGGTATCCAGTTCAGTCTTGGCAATGGTATCGAAACCATTGAAGAGGTCAACAGAACCTGTTCCTGTAGGGTTGCGTACTGCCTTGAACAGAACCTTGTCGAGGTTCTTGCCGAGTTTCAGGGCAAGAAGCTGAAGAACCTGCAGCGTGATAGGCACATTCTTCAGGGCATCGCCATTAGTGACGTTGGCGCCCCAGATGGTGGAATAAACTGAGTTAGGTGAGAACTTGATATCGACATTGCCAAAGAACACCTCCAGGGTACGAGGTGTAATCTTGACGTTGCCGTCAGTTACGCGGTTCTCATCGTATGGACCGAACTCAGCACCGCCTGTAAGTTCGCCCACAGTCTCTGATACACGGATGCCTGGGCGAAGAGTCATGTAGCTGAGTGACTTCTTCAGACCTCTGGTAGGCATGGTGATTAACTTATTACGGTAGGTCTTTGCTGTCTTTTGCAGCTGTTCCTGTACGTCAACAGGTGCAACAAATTTATTAGTCTCTGCCATATTATGCAAAATCAATTAAAACGTCCGACACTTGATCTGAGCAGAAGTCCTCTACCTTGGTATCATCCACAGTAGTGTGGGTTTCACCACCTGGCTCTTTCTCCAGATCCTTAACTTTATTCTCAAGGTCTCCCTTCTCCTTCTCCAGGTTCTTGACCTTATCCTCCAGTTCCTTCTTCTCGTTCTTAACCTTATCCAGTTCCTGGTCCTTGGTCTCGATCGAGCTGGAGTCGGCAGCAATCTTATCCTCCAGTTTCTGCATCTGCTCCTGAGAGATGGTGCAGTCTTTGGCTGATTCCTCTGCCTCAATGCCCTCTACGTTGAGAACATTGTTGATGTGAGTCCATTTCTTAATCATATCTAAAACATTTTTATGTGAGTTATCCTTTCCGAAAAACCGGTTCAGGAAACCCGGCTTTTTTTCGTACCAAGAATTGACAACCTCCGGCAGTACAGGAAGATTGTTGTACTTGATGAAGTCTTGGGTTGACTCTGTAATCTCTACAGGCTTACCATCCATAGCTTCATCTACGAATCCGAGACTGATGCACTCCTCAACTGTATGCCATTTAGCCTCAGACATTACCTTGATGATATCCTCGTGTTTCTTTCCTGAGCGATCGCAGTAAACATTGGCGATGATGTTGTCAATTTTCTGCTGATCTTCCTGCTGTTTCTGAAGCTGTTCGATGAGTGTGCCGATTTCCTCCTCGTTGAGGGCGCTCCATAAGAACTGTTCTGTGGAACACTTATGAACCAGGAGTAAACTGTACTTACTCATTCGAATGGTCTTTGCGCCCATCGCGCAGATGGTAGCGGCAGAAGCAGAGAAGCCAGCCTGAAAGTCAACAGTCACATCGCCGTGATTCTTGAACATCTGACAGATGGCAAGTCCGGCCGATACCGCACCGCCTAGCGAATCGATAGCTACATCGACATGCTTGCCTTTGTTCTCGTTAAGGATATCGTGAACCATCTTTTTGGTCCACGATCCTATGTAACCGGTGATTGATATTTGATATTTCATGTAACTTAGCGAATTATTTGCCGCAAAGTTATATAATAAGGTACGCAAATAAAAAAACTTATTCTATGATCTGGAGCGGCTTTATTATGTCGGACAATGTAACAGTATAGGTAGTAATGGACGATTCTGTACGTGAACTCGGCATCGTTTCGGAGATACTGGTAACAGGATAGGGACGATGATTACGACCGATAAGGTACTGGCAACCATCCGCAGTAGTGATTCTATATGCAAACTGTCCCCATGAGGGTTTGATCTGTTCACACGACTTGAATGTAAGCTTGGAAGTAAAAATGCGGACCTTCGACTCAATTTTGTCGGTAATTTCACAACTTGACGGATTTTTGCATTGAATCAGTCTGAAGCTGATATCAGAAGGAATGATGCATTTGTCACGCTCCGGATAGATTAAGCCTTCGAGGTTTTTCGCCTCTGTAAGCTCTACTTTTACGATATTCTTTATGTATGCCATATTTCTGAATTGTTTGGTTATTTCGATTTTTTCTGTTTTGTTCTGGGTTGTTCGCCGTAGCGGAAAAAAATCCGTTAATCTTTGCTAAACCTTGTTGCTGAATTCAAAATTACGCCGTTTTTTGCGTGTTGATTACGAATTCTGTAGAAGCATTGGCGCACGGTATCTTCATAATCAATGCCAACACCACGCATCTCGCACCAGGCATAAATAAGCGTTGACATCTTGCACGAACGGTTCGCAATGTCTTTCAGCGATGCCCAGAGATCCATCTTGAACAGGTCTGTTACCATCTCCTTCACAGCAAGTCTCGCACGTGGTCCGAGATAGTTGTATTCACACACCGGTTTTGCTTTGGAGTCTGGAAGCTCTATGGCGATGTATTCATCAGGATGACTAAGCCATCTTTCTTCCTCATACTCTTTATCCATGAACGCATGGGCGGCACTTTGGTGTAAATGGGCAGTTTCTGCCTTTTGCATATCTTCCCTGTTCTCCTGTTCTATGGGAGAAAGCTTGGCTGCAGGTGGCTTACTGGTAAGTCGGCGTATTACAGCTACCTCGTTACCAATGACAGGGAAAATAATTGGATTTCCATAGCTATGGTATGCCCATTGCCTGATATGCGCAGGAACTTTGATGTAAACGACTCTATTCATAAGCAATTTTTCGGCAAAGATACAAATAAAAATCCGAATAACTAATAATTATTAGTAAAAAGCTAATAAATATCAGTAATCTTGGTGTGATATAATTTCGTCCGAAAAGTTTGTATTTTTGTATCGTGTAACTTTGGCTTTGTAACTCGCTGATAATCAGTGTTATTTTCTTGATACATTTTTTAGATACAAAAAAGTGGGCCAAAACAAAGTTGTAACATAACCTATATGGAGAAGTAAGCCGCAGATACAAAAATGGTTTGTTACAAACTCCAAAAAGTTTGTAACTGAGATGTAACGCAACTTTGTAAACGGCTGAAAGCGTTTTTAACTCCCTCTTTTCTAGTTGTTTATCTATTTTCACCAACATTCTGTTACAGAGTTACAAAAGATTTGTATAATAAATAAGAAAGGGGTGGAGGGGAAAACGGCTGTAGGCGTAGGGAAGGGGGTGAAATGTGCCAGTCGGACGGCATGGGTGGCGACTGGACCCAACGAAAAAGGGAGCGATGAACAGATGCTCATCACTCCCTCGTAACATGGGAAAAGAGATATAAAAATTAGCGAATTTTGCTTGAAAAATTAGCCAAAAAAAATTGCATATTTCAGATATTTTTTGTACCTTTGCACTATAACTTGGGGCTATCTATCCTATTATATATGAGGGGTTAGAAAGGTTCTACATCATCAAGATCTTCCTTATTCCAGTCGATTTTAGATTGATGAACACCATTGTTTGCCTGAGTTGTCTCTTTTTCTAAATCACTCTTCTTGCTTCTGAGATAAATCATCTCCACTGGGCTTCCTTCGGGATGTGCAGGATCTCTTCTGATGATGCGATGCTGACTGTTGCAGAGGTCTGAAGGGTTGAGAGAATCAACGTAAGGACAGAGTTCTACAAATGCCTTCAGCTTCTTGGTGAAGCTCTGTGTAGTAGCCTTGTTGAGACCAGAGAACTGCTTGAAGTCGGTAAATGCCTTCTCTCTTACGATAAACTGATCCAGTCTTCCACTCTCCTCAGAGAAGTAAGAGCTAGCCCAATCCTCGAAGTTTACGCCCATATCAGCCTTGAACTTGCGCTTGACGATATTCTCCATCGGTGGAAGTATCTTAATCGGTTCTCCGGCCAATGAGAGATAGAATCGGCAACATTGCAAGAAAAAGTTGATGTCTGCATTCCATTCATCTTCAGAATATGTCTTAGAGAACAGATCCTTGTCGAAGTCATCACGTATGCTTCGGGTTTCCTGGTAGTCATTGTCCTCGGTGCGCTGGTGATAATAGTCAGAGAATACCATATAAAGTAATCTCGCCTCTGAAGACGGGTCGAAGTCTGCTGGCACATAGTTGGTAGTGAAAGCAATCTTCGGGCTGTCCTCGAAAGGAATGGTGAAGCTCTGGTTGTTCTTTGGATTCACAGTCATATCTGAAGTAATATTATCATAGAATAGTCCGGTGTTGAGATAGCGGTCGCAGTCATCGAGCAGCAGCATTTGGGTATGCTGGGTTACCTGGTCGAAGACGTGAGGGTTGTCCATCAGCTTAGGATTTCGTCCGGACAGTTTTACGGTCTTCATCAGCAGGGAAAGCGTCTTAAAGAAGAAACTTTTACCAGAACGGCCATTGCATTCGTTGTCTTCTCCGATCTTGTTATCCATGGCCATAGGCGCCCATGCTCGTGATGGTGACTTGTAGTGATGAAGCATATAGCCGAAAGTGAATATCTTGTTGATCAGGTTCTGCTTCTGCTCTGCGACTTCCTTCTCATCCAGACCTTCTCCGGCGATATCAAAGAGGTGCGCTTTATGGTATGACTCCTTCTCATCGATGCTTCTGTCCTCGAATCTATATTCCAGTTCCTTGCGCCAATAGGTTCGTGAAGCATTGATCAAATAGCCGAAGAAATGAGAACTTACGTTCTTTACCTCGATATCAAACTTTGGTCTACCATCTTCATCGATGGTACGAGTGATGGTAAACATATCGTCCAGCTTTCTGAAGTTGTGGTCGATGACATTCTCCTGCCATACGTAGTTCTTCAGAGAGCTTCCTTCCCGCTGATACTCCGTTAAGCCGTTTCTATCTACCTCTACGCTTACACGAGGAAAGAAGAACAGCTGGGAGTGATTGGTATAGCTGGTAAAATCCAGCGTTATCTCCTGGAGAGAATCGAGTGCTGCGCTTGAGAGCTTCGGGGTGTTGAGCACCAGGTTGAGGATATCTCGCTTCTCGGCTCTATCGATGACCCATTGGCGGCAGAACTCACGGATGTCTCTCGTGGTGATGAGCTTGACGATATTACCGGTGATGCGAACGTACCTGGTAATGGTAGAGTTCTCGTCATGGAGCGTGTAGAAGCCGTTAAGGCGAAGGAAATTGTACAGACACGCCGTATCGATATAATGGTCCCAGGTGTTGGCTTTCTTGTTGAGCTTACTCACCCAGAAGCGTGCCGGCATGGCCAGCGTCATGAGGTTCCTGAAGTCCTTGCGGGTGTTGCGGAGTTCCATCCAGTCGCGGAGATCCTTGCGTCCTTTGCCACGATTGTCGTGGTAGGTGCGAAGCCACTGGGGAAGCCAGATGGTATGTATATCGATAAAGCGGAGCGCAAGTTCCGTTCCCTTGGCGATGCCAGTCTCATCGATATCGGGTATATTGTAGAGTACCTCTACATACTTCATGATTTCCCTATATTCTTCTTCACTGAGTTTATAGGTCTCGGAATTAAACCATAATGGGTGATACCCGAGAGAACGGCAGCAAAGGCTGTCACGCTCACCGCTGCAGATGAAGGCTTCAGGAAGTTTCTTCTCCTTATATATCTTGGAATCATCTGTGTTGGTCTTGTTGAATTCAGCCATTTCACGGGCATTGAACTCATGATAAGCCTTCTTCAGCTCTGCTAGACCATTGATATACTGCTTTGGCTTGACACCATCTGGAGTGTAGGAAAATCTCCACTGCTTGCTGAAGTTAAGCGGTTCATATATCTTGTAAAACTTGACTTCTGGTTTCTCTCCTACGGCAGGAGAAACCAGGCATTCGCGCATAAAGATAGGGTAATGCTCGTTGCTGTACTTGATTTTTACCTTGCGGTCTTTAACATAGCCTATCCATTTGGCGGAATGCCAGTTGAGGGCGTCTACATGGTCTTGCTTGACGTTCGGGCCAAGAACCTTCAGTTCGTCCTCGGTAAACTTCTCGTTGAGTTCAAAGATACGAGTGCCATCCTTCTCATCGATGGTGGCATCACGCTCGGTGAACGTAGGCTTGTTGACGTCCTTCTTTAACTCATCGGAAATATTATACTCCGATGCCAGTCTGAGGATGGCATCGGGAAAACGATCGATATTCTTCTCCTTCATATAGAGGTCTATCGGAGACTCGGCGACTCCTTCGCCTCCGAAATCGGTTACCTTCCAGCAGTCCTTAAACTTCTTGAGAGCACAGGAAGGAGTCTTTTCGTTACGGATGGCAAAGTGCTTTTTAGGCGTGCCAGTCGAACAGTATTTCTGTACGCACTCCTTGGCGTCCGGGTATAATCCTATGATTATATCCAGTCCGTCATCGGTTGCCTGGTAAATTTGTTCTGCTTTGATCATATTTCTTTTCCTTTAAAACCGCCTGCAAAGATAAATATCTGCAGACTCAAAACAAAATACTTGCTGCCGAAAGTCTTAATGCCTCAGAATATGAAGCTTTATGGCCTTATTGACAGCTTTGGGCTGAGACAGGTTGATAAGTGAAAGAACGCGTCTTTCAAACTCTGTTTGTGTCTCGGATTCCTTACGCTGTGGGGGGGTGAGGAATTCTATAATGGTCTTATACCCTGTTTCCAGTGTTATTATTGCTTTCATATTCGCTAATTCTTTTAGGTGTGCACCCAAGTGGTTCGGAACCATGTTCTATATATCTGTGAAATAGGGGGCAGTATCTTCCGTTGATACAGTTTACCCCTATTGCACAGTTTAGGCATTTACTTGGAGCCATCTACTTGAACGTTAAACGTTTCGTTATGAATGAGAAGTTTAGCCTCTATATATTCAGGTCTTTCTTCTTCTTCGTTCCACCTTACTTCACGGTAGTCTCTTTCGCTCACTCTGCATTCGGATGCAATGCCGTCTTCACTCCACTCGACAATACGCTTGTCATCGTATTCGTCTTTGGCAGGAATAACGCCTAGAACCCGTTTGCCGAAACGATCGTTTCTAACTTCGTAAATGACTGCATCGGGAAATTTTGCCATGATGGCATCTTCTAAGCTTATTTTTTTAGTTTTCCGTTTCATTGTTTCTCATTCTATATTTAACAATACCTGCAACGATGCCGTCATCTGCATCATCGTAGTGAATTTTTAACTCCGTTTTTCCATTATGGAAGGATCCGTAAGATGTTTCAGCGGGAACGCTGGCATCCTCAAAATCTTTCAAAATGCACTCCAGCTGTTTACTGTTGCATATTACCGTCATTGTTCCCATGTCCCATCATTAATAACTTCGTCGACTATTTCCCGTTGGTATGGTAGCCAGTTGTTTTTTTTAATCTTGTCGTAAATGCCTGAGGCCGACATTCCGAATTTCAACTGGAGTGCGAGAATGAATTTGTTTCTTTTTGAGCGAGGAATCTCGTTATACCAATCTCGCAATGAATTTTTTTTCTCATTTTTTTGCTTATTTTCTTTCATATTTCAAATATTATTATTAACTTTGTTGCAAAGTTACGAATAATTTTTAGAAAACACTAAGAAATATTAGTGAAATACTAAAAGATATAAGTTAAATATTATTAATAAAATTGTGTGGTTATGTATAACGGTCAGGTACTCAGAAGGTTAATCGCTCAAGCTGGTTTGACGAAAAAACAGTTCGAAGAACAAGTTTTTCAAGGTAAATCAACGGGCTTGTATCATGTAGAAATGGCAAAGAGTGTTACTTGCAATACACTTGAACGCATGCGTGATGTACTCAAGTGTTCTATGGATGATTTCTTCACTACCCCCGAGTGGGCCGTGAAAAAGACGGGAGAAGTCATCGGCTCTAACAATGTCCTCTCTAATGTGAAGATCAACGACAGTAAGATGGAAAACCAGTATCTCAAAGAGTTAATCCAGGAAAAGGATAAACGTATCAGTACGTTGGAGAATTACATTAAACTTCTCGAAGAAAAGGATAAAAAGGACTAAAATCGAACGAAAATTAGTTCTTTACTGATTTTTATTAGTTTCTGTTTATCCTATATATAAATAGGTATATATTATTAATAATATGTTGGTTATAATATTAAATATAGGTAATCTTACCTGCTGGCGGCAGAAGGTCATCAGTCCTGCCGCCGCAACAATGATCGGGTAAGAAGTTGGTCAACAACATCTTATCCGATTTTTTTTGTGGCCTAATTTATTAATTTAACATTAAATATTTGTATAATTCGAATTAAAGTGCTACTTTTGCACAATAATATTTTTATGTGCAATTAATAAAAAAGGAAGGGCTTCAATATGTCAGTATCCAAAACAAGACAAAAACTGGTAGATGTCGCACGACAACTCTTTGCCAAGAATGGTATAGCAAATACTACGATGAATGATATTGCTGTAGCTTCTGGTAAGGGTAGACGTACGCTCTATACTTATTTCAGTAGGAAAGAGGATGTCTATTACGCTGTGATAGAATCAGAGTTGGAGCGTCTTTCAGATAAGTTGGACGAGGTTGCCAATTGCAAGATGCGTCCACAGGATAAAATCATCGAGCTTATCTACACTCATCTCAGTATGATTAAGGAAACGGTTGTAAGAAACGGTAACCTCCGTGCTGAGTTCTTCCGGAATATCTGGATGGTTGAGAAGGCAAGAAAGAACTTCGATGAAGACGAAATAGAGATTCTCAGAAGAATTTATGCCGAAGGAAGAGAAGACGGTGAGTTTGATATTGATAACATCGATCTGGTGGCCGATATTACTCACTATTGTATCAAAGGTCTCGAGGTTCCGTTTATCTATGGACGTCTGGGTCATGGCATGAATGTGGAGTCGAGCAAACCTCTGGTTGCCAAAGTGGTTTATGGTGCCTTGGGAAAGTCGGGCTTGAAACTGTAGATAAAAGAATGTAGTAAATACGTAACTAATTGATAATTAATTAAATAAGAAAGAAATGGGATTATTAAGTGGTAAAACAGCCCTTGTAACAGGTGCTGCTCGCGGCATCGGTAAGGCTGTCGCTATGAAG